CTCGGCGGTGCCGGGGTCTCTGCTCTCTGGAAAATTGCCGCTGGCCTAGGCAAGTTTGAGGCTAAAACGACCACCATCCTTGGCGCGATGCAGGTCATGCTTCAGGACCATGAGGAACGCCTTCGGGTGATGGAGCGCAGGTACTGACTTGCCAATGTGCTCCACCCCCGTAGCGTGGGGCAACTGCCCCTAAACCATGGACCGCTTTGCTCAGTACGTCGCCTTAGTGATTGCGCTGCACGGCGCCGCCCTGGTGATCGTCAACCTGACCCCTACCCCCAAGGATGACGAGGCCCTGGGCAATGCCCGGCGTGTGGTGGTCAAGCTGTACCGGGCCATCGAGATCCTTGCTGGGATTATTGGGCCACTGTCCAAGCGTTGAGGCTGCCCCTACGCCGGAGGTGACCAAAGATTTGGGCGCTCCTTGCTGTGGTCGTACTCCCCTGGCCTGAGGATGCGAGCACAACGGGCCATCTGCACCGCAAAGGCAGGGGCATGACCTGCCTTGAGGTAGGCCTTCTGCACTGCCAGCCACATGTCTTCCTCGGTCTCACAGTCAGCCAATGCCTTGCTGGCTGCCACCGGGCCAACGCCTTTGCAACCTGGGTAGCCATCAGCTGCATCCCCGGTGAGCACCTGGCTGTAGAAGGCCAGGTCCGCCTGGACCAGGGTGACCTCACTGATCTCAGTGCCCTGTAGGTGCAGGCCAGGGACTGTCTTCAGGTCCTTATCCCTAGAGACGATGACATCACCGGGCTCAGCCACCAGGGCGAGCACATCATCACCTTCGACGTTGGCGATGAAGTGACTGGGCCAGAGGGATTCACACCATGGTCTCAGTGCCCCATAGCCAGCGGGTCTACGGGTCTTGCGGCGGTTGGACATGTATTCGGGATAGCCCGCATAGCGGTAGTTGGTGCGGTCACCAAAGCACAGGTGGATCTCAGCATCAGGGAGGGTGTCCTCAATGGCTGCCACCTCAGCTTCAAAGGCAGTCTTGGCATCAGTGATGCGGCAGAGGTAGGTCCATACATCCGGCTGCAGTTCAGCTTCGTATTCAGCAGCAGCAGCACAGCGGTAGAGGAAGACCTCTGCATCAATCAGGGCTTTCATGGGTCTCTTTGATTAGGTAGTCAGCAACTTCATTTAGGGCCAGGTGGCAGATGCGGGCACGGGCCTCTGGTGGGGCCATGGCACGAATGGCTGAAGCGATCTCACGGATCACTGCTGCCATACGTCTGCGTTCGTCAACGCCATACGCCCCTAGCGATTGGTGAATCTCGATGCAGCTATCAAGCAGATTCATGGCACCTCTGTCAGTGGGTCATAAAAAGCTGAGCAAATACCGGCAAAGAATCCACCGGCTTCAGGGATGCCAAGGGTGCAGTTGTGATCCCAGTGAACGCATTTCCCGCAGTGCATCCTGGGGGGTAGGCCATCCATCCCCAACCAATCGGGCATTGGTGTTTCGGCGATTTGCTGATCAGTAGGTGGTGGGACTTGCTTCCAGTTGAGGTAGCAGCAGGCATTGCGCAGGGTTTGAGGGCTGATGCCCCACCCCCTTGCCAGCTTGGCCAACGTGCCCTTAGGTCCTTTGGCGCAGTAGATGCGGGCCTGGGTAACCATCTCCTCAGTCAGCACTGCATTGGGGCTATCCACTCCGTAGTGGGAGGTCATGGCTCGTAAAACCTCCAGTTGATGATCTGCGGAATCACAGGGAACAGTCCAGCCCAGACTCCCCACCTGTCACTAGGCAGCACGGGATTGGGTATGGAATTAACGCTGCCCCAGCGGGGGAAGTCGGGATGCACTCCGCTGTTAGTCCAGAAGATGCGACCGATGTAGCCGCCAGTGCTGGTGATTGCCATGAAAGTGGGTCGGTGAGTCATTCGATTACCTCAACAGTTGCGCCAGGCCAGCGGGCCAATGCGTACTGCTTGGCCTTGTCAGCAGTGGCCGCCTGGGTTGTCCACTTCATGGGTCTCAAGGTCTGGATGGTGACCTTGAGGGTGAACTGCCTGGTCCTCTCCTTATCGAGCGGGCGGCTGATGCCAGGGCCATAGCGGCTGCCAGTGTCCTCGTCCCAGAAGTGTGGCTGCATCCCTCCCATCACTCGTTCTCCGCTTCGATGATGTGGCTGCAGGCACGGATGTAGCCATCCCAATAGGAAGAAACCGAATGGGCGCCGTCTTTTACTGCCTGGTTGTACTGGCGGAAGGCAAAGATCTTGAGCCGCTTGAGGGTGCCAACAGTGACATCAAGCTGGCGGTCCTCACTGAAGTCTAATGTTTCTGGTGTCGTAGACATTGGTGGTTTTAGGGGTTGAAGATTGCGTCCAAAGGACTGAGCAGCTGGTGGGGAATATGCGGACAACGGTGCCCTTCTTCCATCCATCAGCGCCGTAGAAGTGAACGGGTTGTCCTGGCTTGAGCTGATCCCAGTTCAGAACATCCCTGCCGGGTCGATCCATTTCTGCTCCATTTGTTGGGTGTCTTCCGTGAAGACGAATGAGCCTGCATAGCCACATCGGCCAAGCATCCTGTTTTTGAGACAGTAAGAATGAGTTGTTTGGTCACCACGCTTGCGGCCCAGTGCCCAAATTGTGTCCGCCAGTTGGACCACGGAATGTGAGCCCCTGATGTCATGCAATTCGGGTACACCGCCGTCTTCCATGTTCTTGCTCTGGCTAGATCCACGGTTCAGGTGATTTATGGCAATCACCGTGCATTTGGTGGCAGCAATAAAGCTCCTGATCTTGGTCACCATTGCATCGAGATGTTTGGTGTCCTGTGCCAGGCCAGAGCCCAGGATTGTCAGGTGATCCAGGAAGATGAACTCACACTTCAGCGTCCGAACCATGTAGTTCATCCGTTGAAGAATGACCTTCTCATCGAGGGAGCCGAAGTGATCGAATAGCTCAAGGGTCCCTGAGCCGGTAACGAACTTGTCCGCCTGGGCAATGCGGGTCAGCTCGTCATCAGTGAGCCCTGCGTAGTTTTGTCTGGCATGGAGCTGGATACCAGCTGCCAGGCCAACAAACCTGAAGACGGCCTCCTCAGCGGTCTCCTCCAGGCCAACCCAACCAACCTTGTGACCGGCTTCCATTAGCCCGAGGGCCAGGGCACGGGCGAAGGTGGTCTTACCCACCCCAGACCCAGCTACCAGCACAATCAGCTGGTTGTCATAGAAGGGGGCCTTCTGATTCCACCAGGCAAAGGCGGTGTCAGTAGCCCGGCGATCCGGTGGCTTAAGCACCAGCCCCTGGTAGGCCGAGGCTGGCTTGATGCCATCAGGCCGTAACTCCTTGGCGGCATAGATCGCTTCACGGGCTGCCATCGAGCCCATCGAGCAGATGGTGTCATTGGCGTCCTTGCAGGGGAAGACAACACGACGAACCTGCCCGGCTTCAAACAGGGTGACCAGGGCCTTGGCCGCAGCTTCCCCTGGGCCATCCATATCGGTGGCGATGTAGATGGTCTTGAACTGGTTGAAGAAGTCGAGCTTCTCCTCCACGAACTTGGCTGCGCTCTGCGCCCCATTGGGGACTGAGATGCCAATGACCTTGCCGTTGGTGGCGTAGGTGATCGAGGGGGCATCGAACTCCCCTTCGCAGATGGCAATGCCTTCGTGGTGTAAGGCGCTGGCTAGGTGGGCACCAAAGCCAGCAACACCCTTGGCAGTGCCAGTCCAGCTGATCTTCTTCTCGTCGGAGCGGTGCTTCTGCCCAATGACCTTGCCCTCGTCATTCCGGTACTGGAAGACCACCCCACCTTCAATACGAAGAATCCCGTATTGATCGAGGATGCGCTTGGGCAAACCTCGGTAGTTGTCATCCCCCCAGGGGATCAGGTTGGCCTCACTCATTGGCCGAACAGGGTCGGATCTGGGGGCCCTTTCGGCTTGCGTTTCGCCTTTCGTGTAGGCGTTACACGCGAAGCAGTACGAGTGATCTGAATAGACCGCCAGACCGTCAGAGCTGCCGCAAGGGCAAGGGCTATGCCGAAGGAACTTGGACTCACTCACTGGCCTCCAGGGGCCCACGGGCTACGTCCCATCCCTTGATGTGCCCTTGCCAATCCACCACGTTTTCGTGGGTGACATAGGTGTGGCCGCAGTCAACGCAGATGCGGTAACGACGGTTGAAGCCTGGCCTGGACTTCAGCTCCTTCACCCTGCTTTTTGGGCTGCTGCATTTAGGGCAGGCAATCATGGCTTCTCATTCCAGATGATCTTCATGTAGATGGATGCGTCCTTGGGGGAAGCGTGTGACCAGCGCATGGCAATAGAGCGAATGACTGTCACGTTGTCGTCTTTCCAAATCAGGCCATTACCTGCATCAAGAAGTGAGCCCAGGCGGTTATCAAGGTCACCCCTGGCAGGGCCATGGAAGTGACAGATAAGGCAGTTGATGTGGATTAGGGGAGGGTCGGTCCACCACTCCCCCATCAGTGCCCGGCACTGCCCCAGCCACTCCTTGTAAACCTTGTCGGTGTAGGGGCGGGACTGCCCCATAAACGACCTGGGCCTGGCCTTGGAGATGGGCCTGATCGGCAGGGATAAGTCAGCCGTCTGCATCAGAACGGCATCTCCGGGTCCACA